TCTATGCGGTGTTTGCGGTGTTGCTGTTCACCAAAACGAATCGCCTGCTCTACTGCGCGTTGCTGTTCACGGCGCTGATTGCGGCAGGCTCATTCGTGCCGCCCGATTCTGCGCTTCGCTTCTACTGCCGCCCCGTGATCCTGGAATTCGTGGCCGGGATGGCGATCGGGCAGTATTACCGCCTCGTGAAACTCCACTGGGCAGCATCCGCAGGCCTCGTCGTTGCCGGCTTCGTTGTGTTGCTGCAGCCGTTCAACATGTGGGTCACTGCGGCGGCGGCTACCTCAGTCGTGCTCGGCGTCCTTACGTTGGAGCCGCGTATCCCACGAATTCGCCCGCTCGCGCTACTCGGTGATGCGTCCTACTCGATCTACCTCACGCATCTGTTTGTATTCGGTGCGACGCGGGTGATTTGGAAAGGCGGCCCCTACGGGTTCGTAGTCTTCTCGATGGCCGCCGTCATAGCAGTCTCCATCCTGAGCTACCGCTGGATCGAGCGGCCGTTTCTGCGCATCACGCAGCCAAGGCGGCCACAGGATGCAGTTGCCGTCCCGGCGCGCTGAGCCTATTTGCGCTTCTCCGGCGCCGCACCAAATCCGATATCCCACGTCAGCGCATCGTCTTGCGCCATGAGCTTTCGAAGTGCGATCTCATTGGCCGGGGTCGGCTGCGCCCGGTAAGCGCATCGAGCTAATTTGACCTTTTCGCGTAGCGCGGCGAGCTGCTCGAGCTTCACGTAGAAGTCGTACCGCGGCGCCCCTTCCTGGGGCTGCTCGTAGAATTCGGCGGGTCCGCGTGACATGGCGTCTTCCTTGAGGTGCGACCTTCGTCGGACTGTACCCATCCACGGGTTGGTCACGCAAGTCCCAAAGCCTGAAGAAATCGGGGCCGCTCGGTAGATTAGGACTCCTACATTGGCCCTAAAATGGGAACAGCGGGGCCATAGTTTATTGACGGCGCTCCATTTTTCACGGGCGCCAGCTTGAAGACACTACGCAGCCGCGGGCACCGCGCTCTGATCGACGTTTTGAGGGAGGCAAGGGCAAAGGCGGGGCTCACCACGCGGCAGCTTGGAGAGCGTCTGGGCAGGCCGCACAGCTATGTGGCCAAAATCGAAGGGGGAGAACGGAAGATTGACCCGGTCGAGTGCCGGGATTGGGCGCGGGCGTGCGGGATGACGCCGCGGGCATTCTGGTACCGCCTGGAGCTCAATTTGGAACGGCGGACCTGAAATTTTAGATCTTATCTGAGCAGTTCTCACTGCGCTGGGGCGCCAGGCACACCTCGACCATCTCGTCATACGACAACTCGGCGCGCACCTCAGCCAGTATCCGGCTCGCGCTGTCGTTGATCATCTGGCAGGCCCCGCAGCGGGTAGCGTTGGCCGCACAGCCCATGACGAATAGCAGAAGTTTTCGCTCGCGGGCGGTCACTTTAGCGTCACCCAGAATGCGCCAGCATCCGCAATCGCGAAGCCGACGAACATCATGGCGAGGTCGAGTTTTCCCCTAACGCAGAAGGCTATCGCGACGCCTGCGTTGATCAGGAGTTTGATGATGATGACGGCGATCATGCTGCCTTCGGCACGCTGACCCATTCGGCTTTAGCCTTCTTCGTCACCACGTCGCAATAGACGGGTGCGTCAAACGTAATGCCGTGGTCCGGATGCGTGACGGTGAAATTTTGGCTTGGGCGTTCAAAGCCAAAGTTGCTTGCCGCTGCGTACTCGTCATAGCCCTTGAGCGAGCTGTTGCCGCGCAGGCGCGCGCTCAGCATGCGGGTGTGGAAGTGGCCGAATTCCATGACATCGAAGTCCTGCCCGACCGCCTGGTTGCGGGCCAACTTCTTCTGTGCGCCTCGGGTGATAGGTCCGAGCGGACCAATGATTCCATCGCCGCCGCGGAACTGATCGCCGTGCGTGGTCAGATAGCGCAAGTCGTAGATGCGGTACAGCGCATCCGAACTGTCTGGGATGTAGAACGTCACGCGCTTGTCAGCCGCGAAGTGTGCTGCGAGGAACTGATACAGCAACCAGCCAAAGCTCGTGTGGTTGCGGTCTTTGGCCCACGTCTTCTTGGTGTCGCGGTCGTGGTTTCCGCTGACGCACGGCACGAAGACGTTCCCGAAAGTGTCCGCCAGTAGCGCGATAGCCGGCACGAGGTTCTTGTATAGGTCGAGCAACGTCGGCATCGTGTTGAGTTCGTTCGTCGCCGCCAACTCGTCATGGATATTGCCCGACACCATATCGCCGGCCAGTGGCGCAACGATGCCGGGGTAGTCCATGTCCGGACTCAGGATCTTAGACAGCGCGATCGTTGTCTCAATCACGGCGCGCAGCCGATTGCGGGCAATAGTTAGGTTAAAGGCGTTGACGCCGCCAACCTGCTCGCGGCGGACATTCTCGCCCCAATGGAAATCACTCAGGAAAATCTTCGGCACGCCGGGAGACTTGACCGCCTTTGGCGTGTACACCCACTTGGGCAGTTGCAGCTCATTGACGGAGAGGGTCGCCGTGCCGACATACTCGCGCATTACGTCGGCCGTGCTGGCGACAGTACGCGCTTCCTCCAACTCGCGGCGCAGACCGGCAATGATCGTCGCCGGATCGTGCTTCGCCTTGAAGTCGTCGAGCTTCTTATTCACCGCGCGCCGCCTTCGCAGCCTTCGCCGTGGCGAACCAAACGCGCTTCGGGTTCTTGCCGCCCGTCTCGACGATGTGCTCGATGAACTGCTCGCGGAACGGCGTGCAGTCTTGCGGCGCTACATTGGCGGCCCTCAGATAGTCTTGTTCATAATCCCATGCGTCCCAACTCACCGCGGCCATCTTCTCCAGGGCCTTTTTGAGTCGCGCCGGTATGATTACCCCTTTATCGTGCGCGGCCCGAAAATCAGCGAGGGTTTTGCCGGCGACTTTGACGGTTGGAAGTGACTTGACTGGCTTCGATGGCATGTCATTTACCTTTGGAGTATTTCGCCGTGGTGAAAGCCTGTTGCAGCATCCCAGCAAAGAGGTCGATGAATGCCTCGTCCTTGTTGAGTCGATCACGTCCCATCGCCGACAACATGGCGTGGACGAGCTCGTGCAGGAAGGTTTGAATGTCAGCCGAGTCACCGCGCTTGAGGATGAGAATTTCGCGCGTTGACGGGTTGAATGAGCCCCAGACTGAGGGGTCTTCCCATTGCGCTTGAGGGACTTGCCGCACGCGGTATTCCTGCCCGAGCAAAAGAAAGGATGCAGGTATCTTCATGGTCCGCCCTCATCGTCATCCGGCGCGCAGGCCGCCGCCTTGATGGCATTACGGCACGGCTCCAACACCCAGTTGCCGCAGTACTGACATTTGTAGCCGGACATCATGGTGAGACTCCTTCGGGGATCGAGCGCAGAGCCGGTTGGGGCAAGAAACACAATGCGAGGAACGCGCGGCTCGTAAGCGGGGTAAAATCCGCTCCGACCCTGCGCCCGAAGTCTTATTTCATGAGTTGGAGAGCAAGCTCGGCGCGCGCAATGTCGGCGGCTTTGGCGGCTTCGCAATGCGCATTGCTCAATCGCGGCTCGAGCCAGCGCAGGAAGTCTTCTTGCCACAGCCACAGTTTGAGTGGCGCGGCTTTGCCGTCACGAACCAGACCGGCCATGGTGCTGATCGTGATTCCGGCGCGGTTGAAGAACGTGAGAGCCGCCCACAGGTCGATTGCCAGCAATACGTTGTGCGTGAAGGTTTTGTCCCAGGCGCTCATTTAGACTTTCTCGAGATGACCCAATCAGACAACTCTTTGTGGTGCGCGGCGCAGGTGGTCCATGCTTTGATATCCGCCTCGTGGCATGCATCCACGAGTCCCGCCTGCGCTTGGAGATTCAGCGTCGAGAAGTTATCAGGGAGTAGGCACTGGGCTGGCTGGCACGGCTGCAGAAGCGCTTGCGGCTGTGTTTGCAACTGGTCCGGCGGGCAAAAGCTCGACGGAATTCCAGCGCAGCCGAGCATTGTCAGTAAGAGCGGGGCAACCGTGAGCATCCACCACAACCGTGGGGACATTGGCAAATTTGGCATTGACACGGGCAATCCCCTGGTCGACGGAAGCGATGAAATCGGCGGCTTTTTGGCGCGAGGCGTCATCCGCCGCAGCCCGCGTTTCCAACGCCGTCTGATACTTGGTCATATCAGAGGCATTGGCGGCGAGTTGCTGCGTTGTAATGGACCTGTGCTCATCGAGTCGCCCCTTGAAGTACGCGCCACCAATGGACAGCAGGACGATCGCGAGCACAATTCCATACAACTCGAGCTTGCTCATGGGCGTGTATTACAGGTGCTTGTAAAGGCTGTACGCCACGCCAGCCCAGGTCACAAAGTGTGCCCAGTTGGCCTTGAGGAAGGCGGCAACCTTCGACACGTCGGACTTCGCCTTCGCTTCGAGCGCGGCAACGCGGGACTCGACGGAGGTGGCAACGGATGCGGCTGCCGCGACAGGCGCGGGGGCGGCGGTTGGAACGGGATCGGCCATGATGAGTCTCCTTTAGGAGGTTTGATTGCTGTTGAAAAAGCCACGCCAGAACGTGAGCACGGCCGAGGTGGCCAAGTAAAATTTCAAGTGATGGGGCGGGATAATGTCGGATACGCCGGCAACGGCCGCGATGGTCCCTTGCGCGAAGCCGATGGCTTTCGTACCGTGATTCTTCCAAGCCAGGGTTAGCGATCTCATGCTCATGGCGCGGCATCCTTCAGCGCTTGTTTGCGCGCTGCCACGTCCGCCATCTTTTCGGCGCTCCATTCGAGAGGATCCAGTGATTCGTCGGTTCCGTCCCACACGAACTCGTCGAGCGGGAAGTGAGTTGAGCACCCAACACAGAACGTTCCGCTGTAGAACCATGGGTTGCGTGCGTACGTCTCCGCGAGTGAGCCACCCATGCGCGTGACCACGCCGCACTTCTGGTGGATGTAGCTGTTGCGCACGGCCTGCACAAACCCCTTGGCACGTTCCTCGGGCGTCAGGACGATATAGCCCTGCTGCTGGCCGTCGGGCCTGATCGCCTTGTGGCTGCTGTCCTCTGGAACAGCAGAGCCGTCAGTCAGTTGTCGGTCGCTCACGTCGACACCTTCGGCTTCTCATCCCTCGCCACCGGCGCCTTACCGCTCTCGTCCAACGGCCGCATCGTGTCCGGATTGATCTTGATCTCAGGCACCGGCGCACCCTGCGCATCCACCGCGCGACAGAAATGCACTTCGGCCAATCCGTTCTTGACTTGGCGCCCCCCCATCCCTTCGAGGATCTTCAGGCACTTCTCCCCGGCCATTGGTCCTTCGGTCTCATAGCCGGCCGGCTCGCCGTTCGTGGCGCTGATGTGGACGGTGAAGTGAATGAATTGCGCGGACTTGGGAGCGTCGGCAAAGGCCGCGCCTACCATAATGCTGAGCAGGACTGAGAACGCGAAGATGAACAGGTGGCGAGGTTTCAACATGACTTGTCTCCCTATGCGCGCACGCCATCGGGCGTGATCGAGAAATGATTGCCGTCGGGTAAGTGGGAAAAATCACCGCCCCATCGATACTTCGGCCCCAGTGACTTCCACCACTCACCCACTGCCTTGAGTTGCGAGCCGTCCTGTACGTACTGGCCGCTCTTGAAGAAGTTGAGATCAATCGCAAGCCGTTCGATATGCAACGAGTGCGTGATCCCTTTGTCGTTCTGCGCATTCCATGCGGCCTGCTGCGGAGTGCGCCATGCCTCGCCGAGCGTGACCGTGAAACCCAACTCGACAGACCTTTGAATCAGGCGCGCGGCTGATTGGGCGAATTCTTCCTGTAAAAGGCTCATGGACATCTCCACCTCGCGAGGCCCGAGAGGTACGTGAAACATCGGCGGGGATAAGGCTATTTTCGCCGCAATCGCGGCAAGGGCGTCTTGGAAAACCGGTCCGTCAAGACAGCGACATCCGTGCAAATCTTGCTGATGATGTCTTTGTTGGTGTCCTGCTTGTCTTCGATCCGCTGCAGCGCCTTCAGGTTCTGCTCGTGCATGTCCTTGCGCTCCATTCGCATCAGCGATATGGCGCCTTCTAACTGCTGATTCGTCACCCTGCCGGCTTCCAGGGCGGCGATGCGCATCTCGTTCGATTCGATCTTGTCGCTGTGCTTGCGGTAGATCGCGACAAAAATGGTGAAAAATCCGGTCACGAGGGCGGCGAGTACCCCAACGGTCCAATTCAACACGACGCGCATCCAGGTGTCTGTCATGGCTATGCCGTCTGGTATGACATGGTGAAGGCGCTGATGCCGTTGATACCGGTCGTATTCCAGTTCGTAGCCTTGGCGATTGTCACAGCCCCGGTGTTGTCTATGCCGACGTGAGCGACTTCGGTGTAAACGTTGACGCCCCCGGAGCCGGTACCTGTGAAAACGTTGGCGGCGGCGGCCCATAACGCCTGTGTTGAATCCAAAAATGAACTGGTCGCGAGAATGGGAACGAGCGGCGCCGGGATTGACCCAGGCGGAGCTGTCATCACGCTGGCAGCGACCGCTGACGCATTACCGGCGACACGCGGCCAGAATAGATTGAGGGTCTTGCCTTGCCTCGTCCAGTTGACGTTGACAGTGACCGGGGTGGCGAAGGGGCCGGACAGCGTGAGGGGAAAGCTTCCGTTGATGAACGGCGCGGTCGAGACCGTCGAGATGTTGGCTGAGGTGATCGTCGTCTGGCCATTCGCCACCGTCACCACATAAAGTCCCACGAAGCCCGCATCGGGTGCCGGGGTCGTTTGTGTGCCCGTGGTCGCGGCGGTACCGGGCTTCGCGCTGATGACAATGGTTGAACTGCGCGTCGTGGCCTGGGCGGTTCCGTTGTTACCGGGACCTGAGAACGCTTGGGTTGGGTTGTTGACGTTGTAATACGGCAGCGTGACGAGATTGACGTCGAGATCCTGGTACGACGCCTGAATCAGATAGTTGATCGAGAAGCCGAAGGTTCCCGGCGCGGCGCACCCCAACGCGAGGGCATCCGCAAGGATGCCCTGCTTCAAAATCTGATGCGCGCTGTCGATCGGCAGCGACGAGTAGGCGGTGTTGTCGACGTTCTGAAGGGAATACAGACGCCCCGGGCCGATCTGCACGTTGAGTGAAGCCGGCGCTGTGGCCGTGCAGGCGAGACCCGATACCGCCGTGCCGGAGCCCAATAGGTCGAGCGCCAGATAGCCCAAACCGACCATGGCAAACTTGTTAGTTGCGAGGATGTCCACTTCTTGGGGGATCGCGCCTGCGTAAACTATCTGTCGGTCAGCCATTCATCTGCTCCAAATAAAAAACCCGGCGCTGGCCGGGTTTCAAGTAGCTATAACGTTGTAGGTCTGGTTACTTAATTCTCGCCCAAATCGTAAAACCCGCGGGCCGCACCGAATCGATGGCCGAGTACAGGTCGTTGTCCGTGATGCCCTGAATCATCGAGAGCGATGTGTATTCCGCTTGCGATGGCGTCGAGTAGGCGCCTGTGGGTATGCCGTAGCCTGCAATGTTGGGAATCCCCTGCCCCGCCGGCCGGAACGCCGTCACGAACGACTGATAGGGCAGCAGTAGCGAGCCGTAGCCGCCGACCAGTCCATAGGCAAGCCCCGGTCCGCCATAGACGCCGGTATCGAGCGGTTGCCGTGGCTCAAAGATGATCGGCGCGCGCCCCGTCAACTGTTGGATGATGCTCGACACCCCGTTGCGGGTGCCACGTTCGCGCAAGACACTCGCGATGATCCGGGCGCGAAAACTGTCGTCACTTTGATTGGCGGCGCGAAACAACGAGTTGCTGAAGAAATCAACGGCGATGAGATCCAGGAACCCGTCGGTCGCGGTTGAAATGCGGGACTGCAATCGCAGGTACGCCAGCATCGAATAGATGAATGCGAGGCTGTTGGCGATACCCGCCAGCAGCCCATCGCGCAACGGCGATTGCCCGACGGTGAACCAGCCGTTGGGAATCAGTCGCTGCAGGCGAGTCGCAATGTCGTCCTGGGTGCCGATCGAGGACTGTGCCGGCGCGGCCACCGCAGCCCCGCCATCGGCAAAGAGCGTTCCTTGATCGGCCGTCACTGCCTGATCGGCAGTCCATAGGGAGGAGATCATGTGTTAGACCGGCAGATTGCGTGTCGGGAAGCTGAAGTCGCGGCTGTCGAAGGTCTCGTTGCGCACCCGCAATGAGGCGGTATCGAAATAGCACGTAGCCGCAATGCTGACATTCAGCTGCACGAGAAACGTCGTGGTGCCTGGCGGGATGTAAGCGCCGATCCGCAACTGCCGCCAACCGCCGCCCGGATGGGCAACCGCAGAATTCGAGGTGCTGCTGCCCCACACCAGGACCAACGCGCAATCATTGGGCAGCGCGGCATACGCCCAGACCGTGGCCTCGACCCACGCGCCATTGGCCACATAGGACAGTCCGTTGCTGATGAGGGTGGACTGAGCGTTCGCGGCACTGCTGCCGGCGATGAGCCGCAGGCAGCCCGTACTGCGCAATAGCGCGCCGGCCGTGGTAAATAGCGCCGAACTGCCGCCGCCGGGAGTGCTGTAGGTCCAGTTTGTGATCGCCGCATCCCACGTTGGATTGGAGAGTAACTCCGTGTAATCCAACGGCGCGGCCGGCAGCAGGATGTTCTGATTGGCGGCAAACCATCCCGAAATCGTCTTGAAGCCCATGTACAGCTGCGGTCCGGGGAGTTGCCCAAAGCCGTCCACGTCCGCACTTCCCGTGCAGCTGTTGTCGAAAAAGACGCCGTTGTGCTGGGTGCGTTGCGTGACATACCAGCCGGCCACGATGCTGCCGACCGTCACCCCGTTGAATGCCGTGGCCGCGATCGTCACCGAGCCTGCGGATTCGGCGGTGATGGTGCCGTAGCCCTGGAATGCCAGCCCCGGACCACTCACTGCCGGACTGTAGAGCGCAACCCGTGGATAGTTGCCCATTGTGCCCGCGACCCAGCCCGTAGCGCTCAGTACGCCGCTCGCATTGGCCGTGATCGGGTGAAATTGCCGGTCGTCATACGCCTTGGCGCGGATGCGAACCCCTAAGGAGCCCGCCGCGACGTAGATGCCATTGGGCATGCTGCTCTGCTGCGCCAACTGCCCAGCCGCGCGATAATTGTTGTAGTAGCGCCCCCCGTCGACCGTCAGGTTATAGACGGGCTGGTAGGCGACCAGCCCGGTTCCCCAATTGTTGTACGCTTCGCAGTCCACGTATTCGAGGTCGTAGGGACTTTCGGCATCGCCAGGCGTACCGGGAGAGGTGCTGTCAGCGGCAATGGTGAATCCGCCATCGTCGTTCATCCAGCACGCGCAGCCGATAAACTTGATCGCGTAGCTCCCCTGGTTGACGTTCATCCCGTCGAGACCGTTCTGCATCGCCTCGCAGTTCACAAAGGTGACGTGATGAGAGCGAAAGCGAAGCGTCAGCCCAAAGGATGCGAATGCGTTGGTTGAGAGGGTCTTCTGGAACCCATAGCCATTGCGATTGAAGGTGCAGTCCGTGAACTTCAGGTAGCTCACGATGTTCATCTCAAACCCGCAGCCCGCGTTGTCATCGAAGTGACAGGCCACAAAACGACCCTGCGTACCGCTCGAGCGGATGGAACTACTGGGGCTGTTATGAAACGTACACCCCACCATGAGCGTGTCGTTGCCGAGCTGCAGAAATCGCCCTACCCAGCCAGCCACCGACCAGGCGGCCTGATTGCCGTCCAGGGTGAGGTTGTATATCCGCGCCCCGGTCGTCGCGGCCACGTTGAGATGCGTAGTCCCATCCCCGGTCGTGAGCCAACTGTTCGTTTTGACCTTGATCGTCGAGCCATTCGCCTGCAGTGTGAAATTGTTGACCGTGATCGGATTGAGACCGCTGCATACGAAGGTCTTGCCGGAAGACCAGGCGGATGAGGGATTGACACTCGCATTGACCACCGCAATCCAGGTGTTCAGGGCCGTCGTGTCATCAGTGAAGCCATCGCCGACAGCGCCGTATCGCAAGGGATCGAGCGGCCGATAGGACAAGACACTCGGCGTGACGCCGGCTGCGCTTTCTGCGGCCGTACGATTGATGCTCACATACAGTTCTGCGAAATCGGTGTTGATCTTCTCAAAGGCTACCCAAGCCGGGTCGCCCAGTCCGCTGGTGTGCGGCGTCGTGACAATCGGATGTTGTGCCATAAGTGCTGCGCTTCTAACTCACGACGATGGACGAGGATCGGATCGCTTGCTTGGACGTCGGCACGAGATCCGCCGCCGAGCCATTCAGCAGCAACGCGCTGACATTCGTGATTCCTGCGGATGCGTCATACGCAATCTGCGCAAGCCGGGTATAGGGCAACGTCTGTCCGATGGTGAGGCTGCTGATATAGGTGAGCAGCGCGGTTTGAACCTGCGTGGCCAGCGTGGGCTTGTCGAAGCCGGTCGCAACCGTAATGGTCAGCGTGATCGTGGCCGATAGGACGCTGGGGCCAAACACGCCGAAGTTGGCGCCAATCGCCCGCACCGCATTCACGGCATTGGACACCGTGGATAGGAAGTCGGACGACGGATTGCCCGAGCCATCATCCACCACGATGAAGAAGTAGCCGGGGTTGGGGGTGCCGTCGAAATTCTGATTCTCGGTGATGGTGTAGACGACACCCTGCTGGATATCCGAGATCGCCGAGCCGATTGCCGCCCGCGTCGCCTTCGACAGGCCCGCGATGTAGAGCACGAAGCGCGCGCGAAAGGCGGCGTCCGTCTCGGAATCCGCGCCATTGTCGAAGGCGAGCGGATTCGTGACCGCATCGATGCCCGCGATGGCGCCGCCGAGCGTATTGATGAAGCCCGCGCCCACGTTGCCAGCCCCGGACAAGACCGTCGCCTGCACGGTCGCTGAGCAACTCGTGACGCCCGCCGCGATGACATAGGCTGCCTGCGTGGGGTCGTAGGCCGCCTGGTTGAGGTCGGGAATGACCTCGTACTTCAGCGACAAGTCGGCCGTCTGAATGAAGGTGCCGACCGGTATCAGCGCCGGATTCGTCGGCGTGAAGCGCGAGAACGTCACCGATCCAGTCGCGGCCTTTGCGGGCAGGCGGTCAAAACCGAAGTCAGCCGCCCAGCTATCAGCATCCGCGCCGTTGCTCGTGGAGAAGCGTGCGAGCGAGGCAATCTGCAGCGCGACGCCTTGCAGCCACAGCGCCATCGCCGCGGTTGCTTCCATGACTGCGCGCAGTACGGAGCCGACCGTGAAGTCGAGCAGTTGGCGGGCGGCGCCTTGGACGGCAGTGACCGCGTTGTTCACGAGCACGCTGAAGGTCTGCGTTTGCAGTGGCAAGGTATGCGGTGTCCTGAAATGAAAAACCCCCGCGAGGGCGGGGCTTTGGTAGTCGGTTCAGTGCTGAGTCGACGTTACGTCGGCGGATCGGTGCTACTGCCTCCGCGTTGAATTCCGGGGTGCGTGTGGCCCTTGCCGCTGATGCCTGCGGCGATCACATCCGTGTTAGCCGTCAGGGTCTTGTCGACCTGCACGTTGTCATCGAAGTGAACGGCGCTCTTGAATTCAACAGGCCCCGTGTGCGTCCACTGGGCCGCCTGCGAGATCAGGTTGCCAGCGCCATCGAGCGTGATCGTCGCCCCATGCGCATCGCTCAGCGTCAACTTGCCGTCGTTGGTCAGCTTGATGAACTGGCCGGACTTGTGGACGAGCCACCACTCGCCTGCCTGTACCGGCAGCGGCTGGTTGTTCTGGTCCCAGATGCGCGAGGTGACGGTACCGGCGCCGATATCGCCGTCGATAAACTCGACGTTGACCTGATCGCCGGGGCTCGGGGGTGAGAACATGCCCCAGCCATTACCGATCCAGTGGGCGGCGACGGGCAGCCAGCCTGTCTTCAGGTCATCGGGCTGCAGCGTGCATTTGGCGGCGTAGCGGTTCGGGTCGTAGCTCGTGACGACGCCAGCCAGAATTCCGTGACGACTCCCGGCCGCGCGTATCGCCTGCAAGCGCATCGCGTTCTGCAGGGCGCCGACGCTCATGATTCAGGCTGCGAGTCCGAGTTGACGTTCTGCGCGTCGATCGTCATCTCGTAGCCCGCATCGAGGCTCATCTGGCGCACGATCAGGCGCGAAAAGTAAGTTTGATCGAAGGCGGTGTCGGTACCCTGCACGCGAATCGCCCGCTTCGTTGACAGCGCGCTATCCGCCGGCAGCCGCGCCTTCATCTTCATCTCGTGCGAAATGATCGCGTCGTACTGTGCTTTGGCGAAAGCCTCCACCTCAACCGGCGTGTGATCGGCCGACATGTTGAAGTAGAACGTCTGCACCGAACCGAACGGCGAGGCTTTGCCGGCCTGAATCGCCTTCGGGTTGCTCGGGTACGACTGCACGGTCGGCTTGCCGGTATTGCGATTCGGGCTGCGGGCCGTAACCGTGATGCCCTTGCCGACCGTTAGGTTGCGCGAGAAGGTCAGTTCGCTGACATTTGCGACCGGATTGCCCACCAAGTCGTTGGCCGGCTGCCACACGATATCGTAGGGATCCGACTCATCGATCGGGTTGGGCTGAAAGAAAACCTGCTTGCCGGCGACAAACACGACGTAGGCTTCCTGGCGCGCCAGATAGGCCATCAGGTCCCATTCGCTGCGCCCGGCCTGCAATTGCACCTGGTCTTTTTCATAATAGGTGCCGGCCTTTGTTTTCGTGGCCGTCACGACCGCAGACAGCCCTGCATGCTTCGCCACCAGCGTCTGGATGATTTGGCTGGAGGTCTGATTCACATACTGATTCGTGATCTTGCTATCGATAAACACGGCCGTCAGGTCGCGACCGGTGAGCGTGATCAGCCGCTCGAGCGGGTCGAATTCGATCTCATCCACCCGGCCGTAGATCAGGCTGGCGAGCTCGGACGGGTCCGGGTTATTCGAATCGGTCGGAAATCCCGCCAGAATCTCGACGAACAGTTCCTTTTGCGTCGAAAACCAGTTGGCGTTGTTTGCCACCGGCAGCAGCGAGACCGCGTACTGCACGCGGAACGTGTCGGCCTCATAAAAGCTGTTGCTCGAGACGGTCCAGTCGATCCAGCCAGCGACCGCGATATCGTTCAGCCGCACAATTCCGCGCGGCCTGCGCACCAAGGCAGCGACCGGTGCATTGCTCGAGATGGTGACGACATCGGTCGTAGCGTCGATGGAGGTCGAATCAGCCATCAGGCGCTCAGGATGCCGCCGCTGTTACCCGGCTGTGGGGGCACCGCGAGGGTAGCCGTACCGGCGATGAACGGATCCGTGATGCCATTGGCCTGCGCCAGGGCCGTCCAGGCGGTCGCATCGCCATATTGATTCTGCGCCATCTGAAACAGGTTGCCGCCGGCTGTGGAGATCTTCTTCTGCGGGCTGTTGATCGATACCAGGTTCGCGCTCATGCGGCCCAGCACGTTGCGCAGGCAAAACAGGTTATTCGTTTGCAGCATGTTGTTCGTCTGCGCGACCAAATTGAGCGGAGCCTGCGAGAACGGCGTATTCGGCAGCACACCGCCGAAGGTCGAGACGTTCTGCAGCGTGGTCGTGGAGACGCCAATGAGCGTCGTCACCCGCTGCTGAATGGCCCCCAGCGGCAGCAGCACGCTGTTGATGGTGCTCTGTGCGGCATTGGCGAAGCTGGAGACGGCACTGATCGCGGTATCGAGGCCGCCCAGTATCGTGCTCAAGTTATCGTCGCCAATCAGGCCGCCCAAGCCGCTGGCGGTATTGAAATCATCCGCGAGTGCCGCATCGATCGCCGGGGGCGGCGCCACCAGCACCGGCTGCGTCTGATCGGTCACCACCTCGCACACGATGTGATACGGGACGCGATAAAAGCGTTGGTAGCTCGCGTCAAAATCGCGCACCACCACCTGATACTTGAACTGCCCCCAACTCACATCCTGCTGCAAGCCGCCGACGCGCAACGAGTCCAGGAACTGCGCGCGCGAGGCGGCATCCGGACCTGTGAACACGCCGCTCCAGTCGAGCGGGCGATCGGAGCGGCCCATGCAGTCAATGACGCGCTTGCCGCCGATCAATTCCTTGACCGACAGGCGCTGCGAGCCGCCGAAGTGAATTTCTTCGGGCACCTCGAAGCTGGCGAAGATGAAGTCACCCAAGGTGAGAATGGTGTCAGGGGTCATTCTATCAATGGCCCGGTATGCCGCCGCCATGCGGTATGTCGTAGAAGCTGGGGCCGGTTTGCGGGGCGGTGGCGGCCCTGGCGATGTGCGGAACGACCGCGCTTGCGACCTTCTTGCCATCGATGTTGATGTTGACGGGCGTGGAGGCGGGAAGGCGCCCAAAGCCGCCGGCCGGGACGTAAGACTTCTGGCTGCCCTCGACCCATTTCACGACTTCAGCCAATTTGACAACCAGGTGCGCCCCGAAGCCGACCGGTGTCGCGTCCTGGCCTGAATTCGGCAGGGCTCGCAAAACCACGGATCCGGCCTTGAGGATGCCGGTGAAGAAGGGAAGCATCTTGGTGCCGAACTGGGTCTTGAAGTCGGTCCAGGCGGCGGTGAATTCCAACTCCTGACCGCTGGCCGAGTTTTTGAGTTGATCGCTCGCGGCGTTGATGCTCTTGGATGCCTTGAACGCCTGCTCGGACTTCAGGATCGAGGGAATGTTTTTATCGTTGATGAGGTTCGCAATGCGGCTGCCCGTGCGACCAAACAGAATTGCGTTTTCGCGGATGCGATCGTTCGGGTTCAACTTGAACTTATCGTAGAGAGGCAGCATGCGCTCCATGTAGAACCCCTCGAAGTCCTCCTTGAAGAGCTTGGAGTCGGCATCGCTCAAATGTTGGCGGCCGGATGTCCATAGCCCCAGGCGCGTGGCTTCCGCGATCAGGTTCTTCGGTGTCCGCGACATCACATTGAACAAGCGCGAGCCGGCGGTGGCGATGCCCGTTCCATAGGCCGGGCCGCCGACTTCCTGCAGGATGGGCTCGGCGTGGGCCCAGCCCAACTCGGTCATATTCTGGGTGTACGCACCGCCCTGCTGGGTGACTCCCAGCAACTTGCGAAAATCGATGGTGCCGCCAGAGCTCTGCCGGAGCTTGTAACCAACGTTGGCGAGTCGCTCAAACTCCTGCGATCCCTTCAGACCACCGGCCTGCTCGACGAATCGCAGCAGCGCAATGTTGGAGCCGTGCAGCGCACCTTTCGATTCATCATCGAGCCCCTGCCCCAGCGCATCCAACCTGGCGAGCACGGGGGATGCCAGCTTGGCGAAATCGAGCGCCCGCGCTCCCGGCAAGCCTGCCTCGCGTCCCACGCCCTGCGCCTCGCGGAAAGCCGACAGCCGCTCGAGCTGAGTGGTGCCGAAGATCGGGTTATCGCGAACGAAACTGAAGGCATCGGCGTTCTGCGCGCGCGACAAGCCCAGCAGCATGAATCGCTGCTTTTCGGTGTCCAGGTCCTTCGCAGACTCGAACAGCGCCTTGCCGCCGTACATCGCAGCCCCGGTCGCGGCCAGCGGCCAAAACCAGTCGCCTGCGGCCATGCCGGCTGTGCCTAGACCGATTCCACCGGGGCCCATGTGGATATTGCCGCCGTGGAAGCCGCCGGGGCCGCCCCCGCGTCCGCCGCCACCCGGCAAACGGGGATTGCCGCCGCCGGGACGACCGCCACCACCCGGCACCGGCAAAAGGGGCAATCCGCCACCACCGCCAGCCGAGGCCGCGCGAATACCGATCAGTCGGCGCTCGAGTAGTCCGGCGCTTGCCGCGGCCTTCTCCAAGGCGCGGTTGGAGGCATTGCCTGCAGCCGCCAGTGTGCGCAGGCCGGCCGCTTCCGTGCCGATGCTTTTGAGCGCAGAATTGAGCGAAACCGACAGCCCTTCGAGCTTCGTGAACTCCTCGGACAGGAGTTTGAGCTGCGGGGAGATGAGGTTGGATAACTTGAGAGTCACCCCCACGCTGTAGGCTTCGAAGATGATCTTTCTCCCAATAAAACAATGCGGCTAGTCACTCGACTCCACGAACGTCTCGCGGAACGCTTCAACTGGATCCAGTACCCGAAGCCGTCCGCCTACTTGCCGCGCTTTACCCTGTGGCAGCGCTTTCAGTACCTCAGTCGCAAACAACAGGCTTGGGTTGTATTCGCGATCTTCTGGAGCACCGTGTGTGCGATGTCACTCATCGGCAACATTTTCTTCTGACCCCGCGCCCGTAATCATCCTTCGCGGGTTGTGCCAACTTCGGCCGCTGATCCACGCGATCAACGTGTTGGCGCAAATCACGCCCAACTTCGGTTTGCTCTCAAACGCCGCGGCACCCAAAAACGGTCGCGGCGGTATGCGCCCGTTATCGGTGCCGCACTCCTGCCACAGCGCGACCGGGTCCATGCTGCCAACCATGGCTTCGTTGCGCTCGACGTGCGTATCGATCGACTCAGCCAACTGACCCGTCCGCAATAACGGCTCGTTCTCGGGGAATCCCTTGTTGACGCGATCCTCTTTGGTCGAATCCGCCAACTCGGACCATTCGTTGAAGGGACCTGCAGCGCCTTGATAGTGGCCCAGCTTCGCCCGCGCATCACGCTGGATCAGCTTCGCGCCCTTCTCGGCCAACTCGTGCGTGACCGCCTCGCCCTCGGTTGAGAGCTTGGCGAACTGCTCGGCCATGGCGCCGAAGCTGTGAAACTCACGCATCGCGATAGGCCATCCGGTTCCAGTCGAAGACAATGCCGGCGCCACTCATCTCAGTAAAGATGATGCACCAAGCCGCTCGCGTAAGATCTTCCAACTCGAAGGCTACATCGAAGGGAACGCCGTTCTTCACTAGAAATAAAGATTCCCTCAACGCCGTAGCCGTTGCTATTTTTTTAGGACGGCCTTGTCGGCCTCCGGGTCCGACTTCTCGCCGTAGTGCGTTTCCACTCCGTGCATGACGGCTTCGAGCCCCTCGTCGCCCAGGCGCTGAATGAGCGCCTCGACTTCGCTCTTTCGCATGAGCGTCACGACGGCCTCGCCATCGATGTCACTCACATACAACAGCGGCAACACCATGCGCATATAGACGCGGTTCTCGGCCACCTCGCCCAACGCTTCGACGAGCTTGAACTGCTGCAGCACGCCCGGCTTCTTGAGGGTGATTCGCCGCGCCCGCGAGTCAACGACGACGTACGTCTGGCTCGCCGATGCGACGGCCTGTTGCGAAGGCGTCGGCGCCGTGTTCATCGTGAGTTTCACACCGTCTGACATGGGGGCGCCTTAAGCGATCTTGATGCGGCGGGACGCGAGGAACGAGACCGCTTGGCTCACGCTCTTGTCGGAGCGATAGTCACCGGCATCATCGTATTTGAGCAGCACGTTTTGGAAGCGCCACTGAGTCAAGGCGCCGCTGACCTCTTGAATGGTCTCGGTGATCGAGACACCATTCTCGACCGCGCCAATGTAAAAGTTGGCTTCCAACTGCGCGAAATAATTATCGAGGACGGCGTCCTGCCGCTCGATGGTAAAGCTCCCGGTCCACGGCTTGTAAAAACGCAGGATGTCCGTGATGCCATCGAGGCGCGGGATTTCCTGATCGGTGGAATTCTGCTTTGACTGGAAACCGGTGATCTTGTTGAAATTCAGCGTACCGTTCCCAGCGGTCACGATGCTCAACGTGACGTCTCGGCCAATGTTATAGCCATTCATCGGCATGTGCGTTGCTCCGGAAAATTAAGGCAGCCGCCGTGCGGGCGGCTAGAAATGGGGTTGTTAGACGGGCGAGACGGACTGGCGGGTGATCTGAACCGACTGGCCGCCCTGCACATTGAGGATCAAGTATTCAATGACCGAGAGGTACTGCACTTGAATGTCAGCTTGCATGTATCCCAAGGCAACACGCGGGAGCGGGTTGTTGGTCGAGTCCAGCACGACGCTGTAGGCGACCGGTCCGTTGGTCGTGCCAATCAGCCCCTGCTGCTGCAAGGTGTCGAAGTACGCCCCAAGGGTGTCGCGGGCCTGACGCTGTACGTCCGGGCTTTGCAGCAGGCCGACAACCTTACCCATGCCGGCATTCAACGTGCTGGCGATGTAGTTGGTCATCCGGGTGTAGTTGTCACCATGGATGACGGCGTTTGAGCTAGTGTTGCGCCCAAACTGCGCTGCGAAATACGCCCCGCCTGGTGACGGGTTGGCGATCAGGTCAATGCCAGCCAGGCCCAACTGCTGCAGTTCCGCGTAGCTGTAAACCTGATTGGCGCTGCTCTTCTGCGTTCCCGCGATGCCTTGAATCTGTTTGTTGAGCGAACTGTTCTGCGGCGAGAGATTCGCGAGCAGGCCAGCGGACACGCCCTGCGGACTGACGAAGCGCTGTACCGCGTTGTATGGATCGACCCAGGAAATCCAGTCACCAAACAGCAATTTCATCGCGTAACTGTCGATGCCGGCCGAGGCTTTGGCGGCGACCGCATTGGCGATGGTGTCGCTCTGCGGTCCCGTGGCGATCATGTAGGCGCCCTCGGACAGACCGTAGGCGACCTGCGTGGACCAAGTCGTGGAGTCATCGCAATCCGCGAGCGCCACAACGGAGGCGCCGGTATTGCGCAGCGCGTACATACCCTTGCGCGGCGTCGTATCCTGACCGGTGAGCACAGCGCCCGTGATCGTGGTGGCGCCATCGGTGCCGCCCGCCAGCGCATACGTCGCGGCAGTCGGGGCCGTTGTGCCCGCGCCAGCCGTGGCTACGATGACATTGGAGGGGCCGCGCAGCGCCGAAGCGCCGCTGTTGATGGCAGCCGCGATAGCGACCCACAG